CAGTTAACCAAGGTGTTGCTGATGAGGATCCAGAGATCCTTTCTAAGTTTGTTGGAGATTATGTATTTAATCCTGCAGAAGGTGGAAATGAAATCAAAATCAGTGAACCTGCTGAAGTGTTAGAAGGTGGTACTGGTTTCATGATGTTCAAGAAGTCTACATTGCAAAAGTTTGCAGATGCGTATCCTAATATGCTCTACAAGCCTGATCATGTAAGAACTCAACACTTTGATGGATCAAGAGAGATTACAGCATTCTTTGATGCAGTAATTGATGATAAGCAACTTAATGTTGCTAATGAACTGGAAGCATTTTACAAAGAGAATGCAGAAGCTACGCCTGAGCAGGTTTTAGAGTTTGTTAAAGACAAGACTACATCTGCTATTGAAGGTAAGAGATACTCTAATCGATACTTGTCTGAAGACTATATGTTCTGTCAGTGGGCAAGAAACATTGGTATTAAAGTATGGCTGTGTCCTTGGATGGAACTTCAACACATGGGTTCTTTTGTATTCGGTGGATCGTTAAAAGACTTAGCGTCCATTGGAGCTCCAGCAACTGCTGATCCTGGAAAGGTAGGCAAGAACAAAGCAATGTAAGCACTAAGTTTAGTGTTTGTATATTAAATGGAAATTATATTATGAAATTGAGTGAAAGTACTATTAACGTCTTAAAATCATTCTCTGTTATTAACACAGGGATTGAATTGCAACCAGGGAATGTGTTGAAGACAATCTCGCCTCAGAAGTCTATTATGGCTAGAGCTGAGTTGCCTGATACCATTCCAGCAGCTGGTTGTTTTTATGAGCTGCCTAGATTCCTAGGTGCACTAACTCTCTTTGACCAACCTCAGTTGGACTTCAATGAGAAATATGTTACTATCAGAGATGCCAAAAGAACTCTGAACTATACGTTTGCGGATCCGCAAATGATTGTTACCCCTCCAGCTAAGGAAGTAGAACTACCTTCTGTAGATGTTGAAGTCAATCTTACTTGGACTGACATTAACAATACTATGAGAGCAGCTAGTGTTATGTCCCTACCAGAGATTGCAATCACAAGTGATGGATCCACAATCAACATTGAAGCAATCAGTAGCAAGAATCCAACAGCTGACAAGTATGCAACTGTTGTAGATAACAATGCTAGTGGCAAGGTATTCAAGGCTGTGTTCAAATTGGAGAACCTTAAGCTAATGAATATGGACTACACAGTCCAGTTGTCCAGCAAAGGTATCGCTAAGTTTACTTCCATGAACAATAAAACATGGAAGGATGAGAAAGTTGAGATTCAATCTATTCCTCAACTGACTTATTGGATTGCAACAGAACAACATAGTTCATCGTTCGAGTAGGCCTATGCTAGAAAATTATCTTTGGTGTGAGAAATATCGCCCCGGTGTACTAGCAGATTGTATTTTACCAGACGAATTAAAGAATACATTCCAAAAGTTCATCGACAATAAAAACATCCCTAACTTATTGTTATCAGGATCTGCTGGTGTTGGTAAAACGACAGTGGCAAAAGCTATGTTAGATGAACTTGACGCTGACTACATTGTAGTTAATGGTTCATTGCATGGTAACATTGATACGCTAAGAACAGAGATAATGAACTTTGCTACAACAGTATCGTTTAGTGAAGGACGTAAGTACGTAATATTGGATGAGGCTGATTACCTTAATCCACAATCCACACAACCCGCTCTTAGAAACTTTATGGAAGAGTATTCTAAAAACTGTGGATTCATACTAACATGCAATTTCAAGAACAGAATCATTGATCCACTACATTCACGTTGTAGTGTTATTGACTTTACATTTCCAAGAAAACTAGCACCTAAACTTGCTGGTGACTTCTTTGTTAGAGTGAAATCAATACTCAACCAAGAACAGGTTAAGTATGATGAGAAAGTGTTAGCTGAGATTATTCAGAGACATTTTCCTGATTGGAGACGTGTTTTAAACGAGTTACAGCGCTATTCCGTGAATGGGATCATTGATACAGGATTACTAGCTAACTCCTCTCAGAACGCATTTAATTCGCTTCTAGCCCTGCTAAAAGAGAAGAAGTTCAGTGACATGCGAAAGTGGGTTGCACAGAACTTAGATAGTGATCCAACAAGTATTATGAGACAACTGTATGACCATGCCAGTGAGAAAATAGATCCAAAGTCTATACCTCAATTGGTCTTACTTATTGGTGAGTATCAATACAAGTCTGCCTTTGTAGCTGACCAAGAAATTAACTTAGTTGCGTTCTTAACGCAAGTGATGGCAGAAATCGAATTTAAATAGGAGACAATATGCCTTATGTAGAGAAGGTTGGTGTCGAGGGGGTCAAGGATCAGATTGATCAATGGTATCATGTGATGCATGATCAAAACCTCGATGGGTATACTTGTAGAGCTTGTAAGAGAAAAATTACTGAAGTACTGGAAAAAGCCAAACAAGCATTAGTAGATGCACCGGAGTATGTAGAGGACTAAGATATGAAAATCAAAGTAGCAATTATGGGATATGGGTTTGTTGGTAAAGCAACAGAATATTTCTTAAAAACTTATTGTCCTAATGTTACAGATATTCAAATTCAAGATCCAGCAATGGACTTATGGGTTGAAGATTGGGATAGAGTAGACTACACATTCATATGCGTTCCTACTCCTCAACAAGATCGTAAACTTGATATCTCATATGTTATAGATGCATTGAATAGTTGTTCTGGTAAGCCTATTGTAAGAAGTACAGTAGGACCTGAACAAGTCAATCATTTAAATAGTATTAAACGTATTATTTTATGGCCTGAGTTTCTAAGAGAAAAGACTTGGAAAGAGGATACTGATAACAGTACGCAAATAATTCTTGGGGTTGGATTTCACATTCCTAATGATCTGTTTGCTCTTTGTGGTAGAAGAATAAAAACTACTGATCTGATTGAAGCATCGTTATTTAAAATGTCACGTAATGCTATGTTGGCAGCTAAAGTAGCACAAGCTAATATGTTATATGATTTGTGTCAGAAGTTTGCAGGTGTTGAATATAACAATATCAAAGAACTTTTAATTTCTGATGGCACATTAGGTACAACGCACTTTGATGTTCCTGGACATCATGGTAGAGGATTTAGCGGTAAGTGTTTACCAAAAGATACGACGCACTATGAAAGCCTATTTAAAGAATTAAACCTATACACGGAAGTATTGGATTACAATGAAACCCTTTGATTTTGTTAACAGCATAAACTTTACAAAGAAAAATATGATGCGAGGTACAGAGAATGATGACCTTGCAGAGAAAAGTTATGTCCCATATTTAACAAATAAAGCGTTATCATATCACACAGACACATTATTATATGCAAATGAGATTAACCGTCTTCACTTTTTAGACAATAAACTTCAATATGAGTTTTACCTAAATACTCTTAGAAAAAAGAAAAGGTTTGCGAAGTGGGCGAAAGCAGATAGTAATGATGATATAGAAATGATTTCACAATATTTCAACTATTCACCATCTAAAGCTAAAATTGCTCTCACCATACTTTCGAAAGAAAACCTTGAAGAAATAAGAGAAAAGGTTACTCGCGGTATTGAAAATGATAGACATAACTAGCTTAATTGAAATTAAACTTAAGGATCCAGAAGACTTCCTTAAAGTCAAAGAAACTTTGACACGTATAGGTGTGGCATCTAAAAAGACAAACACCTTATATCAATCATGCCATATTTTACATAAGCAAGGACAATATTATATCGTCCACTTTAAAGAATTATTTTCGTTAGATGGTAAAGCATCTGATTTTAATCAAGATGATATATCAAGACGAAATACGATAGCGCTTTTACTAGAAGAATGGAACCTTGTAGAAATTGTTAATAAACAAATGACACAGCCAGCTGACAGTATAAGTTCTATCAAAATTATTCCACACTCTCAAAAGGGAGATTGGAATTTGGTTGCCAAGTATAACATTGGCAAACGAAAATAGGGTCAGGTCCATCCAACTTGGCCGGCCTGCGAGCGATGTTCCTGGCCCGACCTATTGACATTAACACACATACACACAGGAGGAAATTATGTCAACACCAAAATCTGGATTTGAAATCCGAGCAGACTTGTTAAAGCAAGCACAAGAACTTCTTCAAGATAATAAGTATAGGAAGATCGATTACTATCACGCACAAGTATCAAGAGCAATGGATCAAAAGGATGTGAACTATCCTGACTATCCTATGGATTGCTTGAATGGTATTAACTCTGCTGATATAATCACAGTTGCAAAACAATTTAACGAGTTTGTTAACGAAAAGTAGTTGATTTTAAATCTTATTGGGTGAGATAATATAAATAATAACGAGTGCTCATAAGAGGCTCGAAATTAAACTTCGCTTAGAAAAGGAGGAAACATGACAATCTACGAAGAACCCTTTGGTCGTTTCAGACCGTTTGGTATTGGCTTTGATGAAGCCTTTCGCCAATTAGATAAACTGCACGCAACTACAACAGGTAACTACCCGCCCTACAATATTGTAAAGGTGGATGAGGAAAACTTCCTTGTTGAAATTGCAGCTGCTGGATTCGCTAAAAGCGACTTTGATATCACTCTTAAAGATGGCTCATTAACCATCGCAGCAAAATCTGAAAAAGAGGATGCTAAAGAGTATATGCATAAAGGTATTGCAGCTCGTTCTTTTGAAAGAACATTTGCATTAGCTGAGCATGTTGATGTTAAAGGAGTATCTTATAAAGACGGTATTCTGTTGGTTGAATTATCTAAAGTAATTCCTGAAGAGGAAAAACCCAAGAAGTTCACTATCAAGTAATCAAAAGGGGGGACTACAATGTCCCCCACTTTTTATACAATCCTTTCAGTATTGTATCTACAGGTTGTGAACCCTTCATTGTGTTCAATGATGAACGAGGAATCTAAAGATCGTTTAACCTTTATTTTGCCTCTTACTTTATTAGGGCAATGTCTAGGATTGATTGGTACTCCCATGTAGATCCTTTGATCTTTCATGTGGAAGTATATTTTGTCATCTTTCATGATGACAATTTTATCTAAGTCTTTTGGCTTTATCTCGTTGCCAGCAAATGCTAAACTAGGTAAGATAAGCATTAATGGTGGAACAAGCCAACCGGCTAGTAAATATTGTATATGTTTCATATATACCTCCTATATAAGTATATATGTGATATATATCCTTGAGGAAATAAAAAATGGCTAAAAAAGAGAAAGAATCCCACTTATTGGTAAAAATAAATAGGGACGACAAGTATGAATTCTATGCATTGTGCAAAGAACTAGATACACACGCAAGTAGAGAGATAAGACGATTCGTGCGTGAATTTATTAAGGAGCATTCCAAAAATGGACATGAAAAAACTTAGAGAAGAGATTGAGTATGATGAAGGCGTTGTTAGCAAAATCTATCTTGATCACCTTGGTTATCCCACATTTGGTATTGGCCACCTCGTTAGAGAGACCGATCCCGAACATGGGCTACCCGTTGACACGCCTGTGTCTGAAAAAAGAATAGAAGAAGCATTCCAACAAGACATGAATTGGGTCGAGTCGGATTGTGTAAAAATGTTTGCAGAGTTTAGACAGTATCCTGAAGAGGTACAGAGAGTTATTGCAAACATGATGTTCAACTTAGGATTTACCAGATTGAACAAGTTTAACAACTTCAAAGCAGCAATCAGAGATAATGATTGGAAACAAGCTGCAGTTGAAGGACGCGACAGCAAATGGCATAAACAAGTCACTAACAGAGCTGAGCGTTTAATGGTAAGGTTGGAAAATGTCTAAAATGTTATTACAAGCACTTAAGAAAAAATTAGAAGGTGATATGGCAGTAGCTAGAGCCAATATAGAAGTCTACAAAAAAGATTCTGTTGGTATCGGCGAACACCCAGAAATTGTACAAGCTATTGAAATTGAACTTAGCAAGTACAGTGAAGCAGCAGATAAGTTAGGAAACCTAAATCAGATTTTACAAGAAACTGAACCAACATTTATTCAAGAATGAAAATTAAAAAAATTGAACACCATCAAATGGATATCATCCGTGAGTATGATTTAGATGAAGAATTGCTAAGTGAATGTAATCTTACAGAAGATGACGTTTATGACATAATTGCTGAAAGTGATGATGTTCCACCTGAAAAGTATGATGACTTTTATAATCTAATATCTGAAGCAGAACCAACAGACATTGAAGAGGATCTGTGGACAGATAGAAAAGGTGGTTATGATATCAGTTATATTATAGAGGACTAAATGCTAAAATGGCTTAACGGTGACGTTAGCGATAAAGGTAAAATAGGCATTACGTTTGGCTGTATGGATCTGCTACATGCTGGTCATGTAGCAATGTTAGCTGAAGCAAAACAAGTATGCGATTATCTTATCGTTGGATTACAGAATGATCCCTCAGTCGATAGACCTGAGAAAAATAAACCTATACAATCTATCTTTGAACGGCAGTTACAAATTACAGCATGTAGATTTGTTGACGAAGTCGTTGTTTATAATACAGAAGCCGATGTTCTTGACATACTAAAAACGTTACCTATTGATGTTAGAATCATAGGCAGCGATTATGTAGATAAAGATTTTACTGGAAAAGATTACTGCGTTGACAACAATATTGATATTGTGTATAATAGCAGAGATCATTCATTCAGTACAAGCAGCTTAAGGGATAGAGTTAAAAATTCATGAAGTTTTATACAAACATAGTTCAAAACAACAATGTAATTCTTGAACGATATATTGAAGATGGTGTACAGAAACAACGTGAAGTTCCATACATGCCTACATTGTTTGTTAGTTCTGTAAAACAAACTCCATTCAAAACTATCAAAGGCGAGAACGTTGAACCAAAGATGTTCAACAGCATTAGAGAAGCTCGTAATTACATTCAAGAGCATAACAACATATCAAACAAGCCAATCTATGGTATGCAACAATTTGCTTATGCATACATCAATGAAGAGTATCCGGAAAGAGACTTTGATGTAAATCAGCTTACCGTATTCAACTTTGATATTGAGACCAAGTCTGATGAAGGATTTCCTAACATAGCAGAAGCTGATAAAGATATTCTGTCAATTGCTGTAAGATGCAAAAATCAATCATACATTCTTGGTTTAGATGAATACAAGCCTAGCGGTGATGACATCTACATTAAATGTTCATCAGAAACCGATCTACTTCTAAAGTTCATTGAACTGTGGGTAAGATGTAACCCAGATATTATTACAGGTTGGAACATAGAGATGTTCGATATTCCTTATACCGTTAATAGAATTAGACGTAGAGTTGGCAAAGAAGCAGCAGATAGACTTTCACCTTGGGGCATGGTTAGAGATAGACATATTCCTACAGCTGCATCAAGAGCTAACAATGATGACACTCCTAATGCAAAAGATATTATTGGTGTCACGGTTCTTGATTACATGAATCTATACAAAAAGTTTACATACTCGCAGCAAGAAAGCTACGCACTAGATTACATTGGTGAAGCAGAACTAGGTGAA